ATTACAGCGGGGACGGCGGGGCCCATGGCAGAAGAGACGAAGCGCAGGATGAGCATAAGCCACATAGGTAGCAAACATAGCGAACAGACTAAACTCAAGCAGAGCATAGCCCACCTAGGCGAACTCAACCCCAGTTGGGGGAAGCACCATACTGAAGAGGCCAAGCAAAAACGACGCACGGCCTTGAAGGGCAAGAAGCGCTTGCCATTTACTGAGGAGCACAAGCAGAATATAAGTAAGGCTAAACTGGGCAAGAAGCTCCAGCCGTTCACCGAAGAGCACAAGCGCAATATAAGCGCGGCGGTTAAGCGGTGGTGGCTAAAGAAGAAAGCCGCTGATGCTGAAGGCGAAGTGGCAGACTGAGGACTTGACAAACAGGGCGGCATGTGGTATAATGGAAACGGAACTGAACAGTTGTACAATCGATTGAACAGGGAGGCAATATGAGAACAGAGCGTGACAGAGAAATTGAGTGCGAAGACTGTTTGTGGAACGTGATTGATCCCGAGGACGACTACTGTGCCCTCGGAGAATCTGGGCCCGATGCGTCCTGCTTCGTGCCCGCAACCGAAAAGGAGGATGAGGAAGATGACAAAGAGACAAATGCAGTTCGCGTGGGATGATGCAGACACAGACAAGGGCGAGTGTGCTCTGTGGTGCGACGAGGAGTTCGTTGAGCAGATCCGCGCCTTGGGGGGCGTGGCCAGCATTGTGCCAATATACCAGGGGCACTCGTGGCGCGTCACTTTCGACTTGCGCTACGACTGGGTGGGGGTAATGGACGACATCGAGGCTGTTATCATGGAGGGGAAAGATGACTGAGCAAAACGAGGGGTACAGCGCTATCACACTAGAAGCCCTGTGGCAGCAAATCAACACCCTGGCCCAGCGCGTAGAACAGTTGGCACAGAACGCTCACGGCGAGGCCCCTGAGGTCGTCTGGGGCAGCTTCGTAGACCCCCAGTCGGGCGCAGAGGTACGCATTACACGCCGGACAGGAAGTACAGACGAGGAATTCAACCGCCTCACCAACGGGGTCATGGACCGTCTCAGGGAGTCAGTTGAGGCGGGATTTATCCCTGTAGCGTCGAGAGATGGTGTCGCTGCAATAGATCGGTATCGTCGGACCCAACGCAAGAATGGGAAACCGCCGACAGAGGAACCGCCGAGCAGCGTGCAGCCGGAGAAGCCAAGCACCCTACCATCCGTGCCTGCACCACCACCTGGCCCGCGTGCTGCGAGCGTGCCAACGCCAGCAAGCAAGGGCACGCCAACACAGCCCGATGGAACCGTAGTCATTGACGTTGTGGGCCTAGAGAAGGGGACGACGCGCGCAGGTGATGAACTGATCCGGGTCAAGGGCGGGGCGTGGAAACCCTACGGCGTAGCTGCCTATGTGGAGGTCTACCCCTCCCTGGACCAGTGGACGGACGTTGAGGCAATGGTCATGGGGCAAAACTATCCTGCTACGCAACTGGGGTTACAGGCTGTCGTTGAGGTCAAAGATGGAAAGGCCAAGCGCGTACTGAGTTTCCACAAGAAATAGAGTCCCTCGCTGCCCTGTTCGCGACCGTGGATGCCCAGACGGAAGAAACTAGACACGATGGCGCGGGGCGTCATCGAGCTGGGCTTGGCGGCAGGGCGGCGAGGCGCGTAAGATGAAGCGTGCCGGTTGAGTCTTTGTACAAAGACTTGTACATATGAGTGAGTCATGGGACATGCACAGTCGGAGTGCTGGGCTATACGTGTACCGGTGAAGACGGTAGCCCCTTGGGGTTCGATTCCTCTGTGTTCCAATGACTAGGCCAAGCCTGTGGATGCACCAATCTATACGTGAAGCCAGCTACGTTGGGGAGTACGAGAACCCGGATAAGTCGCAATGCTGGACAGCCTAGACGGGGTGCTTGGGCAGGCAAATAAACAGGGTTGCGTCAACGCGGCAGCGCTGGGGGATGAAATTCGGGACTGCCAATCTCGACTGCCTGGACGTGAATAAGGCAGACAACGTGTGGTAGCCGTGTGGGGAAAACGGCACGTAACCCTATAAAGTCTTTGCGCAAAGACTCTACAATAGATTGGAGGAAATGACATGAAGGGGCCGCAGAACTACGAGGAGCTACGCAAGTGGGCAAGCGAGGAGATGCGCATAGAGACAGGGGTGCTGGAAGACCGCGCTGATGCCATGAGGAGATTCGCCTCCTACATGGATGCGTGTGAAGAGTGGTCGCCGGAAACTTACGCAAGCGCCTTGGCAGTGGCTGACATTGAGGATTATGGCGATGACGAGGAGCTAGAGGCACTCCACGAGATCGTAGAAAATTGGCCCGCTAAGGAGAAACACGGTGACTAGCAACAATACAAGCATCAAAGACCGGCTCAGGGCCCTGCCAGATGAACTGTTCCTGGCAAGAGAGCAGGAGTACGACGCATTCAAGGCCCATCGAGAGATTGAGCAAAAGCTGGAAGAAGAGGAGGTTTTGCTTCTTCAACGTTGCCCGCCGCTGGGCAAGAATGCTGAGGAACGGAGGCGGTCAAGCACAATTACGCTTATGGGGGATGGCAACATCATTCACTATCGCAACCTTCTACGCAGTACTGAAGATGCGTTGGCGGCCAGAAAGCGCGACACCCAAAAACTGGCAGATGAGATGGCCGCGCTAGGCCGTCTTGCCTACATAATTCAGAGTGAGAATATCAAGGATGCCGCAGGAATATTTGGCGCCGCGATTGCAGGGATAAACGTTGGAAAAGGCAGGGCGTTGAGCCCCACATTCTAGGTGAACCCACTTTTAATGGACAGCACTCTACGCGGCGAGCTGTGGTTGGTTATGAGTTCACAACTTTTTGAGGCCCTCGTTGAGGGCGGGGAATTGGCGGGGCACGTGCTTACTGTGCCCAAGGGTATTTACGAAGAAGTAAAAGACAACTGGGGGATGATCAGCGGGGCATTTGAGCGAGCAGGATATGACGTGGAGGTGAGGATATGCGAACGCTAAACGAGCTAGAACGCGTAATAATCGGAGTAGACCCTGGCATGGGAGTCGGCAAACCCTGCGCTGCGGTCGCTGTTGGCTTCTGGCCGGATGGTGAGGCTACGGTGCTTGATTGGGCTGACGCATGCATAGAGAAGGGTGACACGCTTGTATTCAGCCTGGTTGGGCGTTGGCAGTGGGAGGTGGTGCGGCTCGTAGAAATCCAAATGCAGTCTGGTCTTACACCAGTCTACGTTGTCTGCGAACAAGCTACAGCACGGGGCAAGTTTGGGTTCAAGAATCAGTCACTCGTGTATCACGTTGGACAGGTTTGTGACACGCTTGGTGTAACATTCCTGCCGCCGATTTCGCCAACGCGGCTCAAGAAGCTGGTTACGGGCAGCGGCAAGGCCACAGCCGCTGAGGTAGCCCGCAAAATCAGGGCTGAGGTTATCAATGGGGAGATGTTGCCCAAATCCGCAGGATTCGACCACGAGGCTGCTGCGGGGGCGGCTGTCGCGGGGAACAAGGAGCTTGTAGAGGAACTCAATATGGGGGTTGCGATATGAACTGGGAACTCGTTGGAAGATGCTGCGTGCGTTTTCTTGTACCTTTTCTTGTGTGTTTTCTTGTATCCTTTCTTGTATCTTTTATTGTGGCCATCAGCGCCTACGTTGTGAAGAGGGGATAATGACCACCACAGCACGCGTTCTCGTCGTTGCATTTGGCCTACTGGCGACAGGCGTTACGTTCGTAGCATCGCGTGGCAAACATAGCCCGCTACACTATTTTACTGCCACGTGGGCAATAGCAATGGGAATAGTGACGATAATCTGTGGGACACTGGGCTTTGGCCGAGCAAGCATGATGGGTGTCGTTGGCATCGCAGCCTGCTTCGTTACCGTGTTCCTGACAGACAGGCGCGATGGATTGACGCCCGCACAATATGCGTTGCGGGTGTTGAAAACGGGATGGAGGCAGAGACATGAATGCTAATAACTGGCTGTTTCGTGCAAGCGCTTTTATCGTTGGGTACATTGTGCTAGAGATAGCAGGCCAATTGGCTAAGGGGAAACGTTACGAGATAGCGCGACCCCCCGCGGTTTTCCTCTATCACTTGGCAATGGCGTGCCTGCTTGCAGCCATATATTGTAAACTGCAAAGTCTTTGCACAAAGACAGGAGGACAATAACATGAAAGTCACAGTACAGATGTTGCGGGATGCCTGGGCCTGCCTAGACCAAGTAGCCATCTTTGCGAAAGAATGGCCTAATGGTATAGAAATTACCGAGGCCAGTACAGCGCGGGCAATCCAATTGGGGTTAGACATTCCCTGGTTTGCCCAACAGTTTCTGAGCGGCAACGCGCGGGCAGTTTGGAATGCGGCTGCCAAAACGGCCTACGCGACTTTCCAACAGGCCACAACAGAGGCGTGGGAAATCTACAAGCGCACAATGTGGCAAGAGCCTACCGAGCGGGCTAGGGCATCAGCCGCCTACGAGAAGGTTGCCAAGCCCGCGGGGGATGCTTGGGACAGGTCGTGGATTGAGGCATTGGTACTTGCAGTCGAGACAATGGAGGCGTCAAGTGGAATGGACAACTGAATGGCCTACAGAGCCAGGCGTTTATTGGTTCTATGGGTGGTGCGTTAGCTACAGACGTGTACCGGCTAACTTTTATTGCGTTGAAGTATGGAAGGAAGGGAATAGCATTGGCTATGAAGCTTGCGGGCACTCTCTATACAAATCCGAAGGCGCAGAGGGTGTTTGGCAGCCAGTACAGTTTCCCGAACCGCCAGAGGAGCAAGAGACATGAAACGATATACAGCTTTAGTTTGTGCGTTGGCCGTTCTAGTATTGGCAACGGTGCTGGTAGTCGGGGGTTGCAGCAAGTCAGCCCCTGCGACTGGGGCAGTAGTGACCGGAATCAGCATAAGGGGCAGCGGGGTCTATCGCTTTACCGACCTCAACGGTACAGTGACATGCTGGGTATACGGCTATAGGGGCGGCATGTCCTGCATCCCAACGAAGGATATTGGACATAGCCCGCTTAAGTGAGTTGCTCAATTTGACAAAATCGCGAATCTGTGGTATACTGGGGTAGAATTCTGGCAAGATGGAAAGCGGGCTTTTTCTTTGCAGCATAGCCCAATATACAATCGTAGATTACCCCCTACGTGCCCGCACCAACCCTCTTTTCATCTTGCCATGAGAAGGCTTGCTGCCTGGCCGTAGGGGGTTTTCTGTATCGACTAAGGATGCAGAAGATGATAGCAGGGATTTATGAGATCAAGAACAGGCTAGACAGGATGGCGTATGGCGGGAGTTCAGGGAACATAGAGAGGTGGTGGGGGGATCATCGCCGGATGCTTCGTAATGATAAGCATCACTGCATACATTTGCAACGCGCCTGGAACAAGTATGGCGAGGACGTATTTGAGTTTCGCGTACTTGAAGTAATTGAAGACCACGATGAACGAAGGGCGGCAGAGCAGGAATGGCTTGACATACACCACGCCAATAAGACTTGCTATAATATTGCGATTACGGTAGGGAATGCAGGGCCTATGGCCAAAGAAACTAAGCAAAAGATCGCTACGCGCCTGACGGGCCACAAGCGCACTAGCGACGAGTGCCGCGCGATAAGCGAACGCATGGTGGGCAAGCAATACAGCCTGGACTGCAAGCATACTGATGAGCAGAACCGCGCGAAGAGCGAGCGTATGATGGGCCATCCAGTTTCTGACGCGACCAGGCAAAAGATAGGGGCTGGTAACGCTGGACCATATCCTGCATTCATTCACAGAGACACGGGCGAGATCATCCCCGCTGGCAGAAATATGGAGCGATTGTGCCGAGAGCGCGGGCTGCAACCATCCTGCATGTGTGACGTAAAGAACGGCAAGCAGTCTCATCACAAGGGATGGATGCCGCTTATTGAAATGAAGTCTTTGCACAAAGACTTTTCAAAACAGAGAGGAGATATGGAATGACATATAAGATAGATGATACATCACTTTGCCGTAGTTGTGGCAAGCCCATAGAGTACATAGGGCCTTATTGGCGGCATACTACTACCAGCCCGCGCCATGACGGCATCCCAACGCCAAGCCTGTCTGCCTTACGACATCCTATACAGCCATTAGGGTTAGATGGGCATGGGACACTTCGTTTCAAAGCTAATGCCATTGTGCGCTTCCTCTTAGATGATGGCCCCAATGACATGAACCGCCTGGCCATCATGCAATTCTCGCGCGAAGACCAAGTACAATTCGCGCAACTCATAGGCTACTCACTGAGCGGGTTTGGCGACTTGTCTTACGTTGACGATGAGGACTACGAGAGGGCTGCTAGCTGCAAGACTGTGGCGGATTGGAGAAAATAGACTATGCCAAAGCGAATCCAACGCAAGCGAGCGAAGGGCTGGCGGATGCCGCCAGGCGCAATCTACGTGGGCGATCCCACGATTTACGCCAACCATGCCTCTTGGCGAGCAATGGGGCGCGCAGGGGCCACAGAATGGTTCCGCCGAGAGACTATCCCCCATTGGCAGAGCGACGCCCCAGACGACTTTCGGCAGCGGCTCGATGAGCTCCGGGGCCACGACCTGGTTTGCTGGTGTCCACTAACTGACGACGATGGCAATCCGGTTCCCTGTCATGCTGATGTGTGGTTGGAACTAGCAAACCCATGAGTGCCTGGAACGCTATTCCTGCGGGGCAACCGTTGGGCGAAACACGTCGCGATCTCATAGGTATTCATTTTGCCCTGAACGAACCGTGCTCCTGCGGGTGCGGAAATCCCATCCGCGAGCCGGTGAACATGCACCACGGCGTCTTGCCTAAAGCAAAGTGGCGGTACGTATCCAAAGAAAACTGGGATGTTCGGGACCACCCGTGCAATCTGTTTGTAATCAACGCGGAATGCCACGACAACCATCCAGGGCCTAGGTTCTTCTGGGCTTTGGCTGTCAAGAGGTATGGGGAGAAAGCGGTTCGTGCGTGGTATCAGGAGGCACAGAGGTGCTTCAAGAGCACATTGGAGGACTATTCGTGAACACATCGCCATTTATGAGAAAGTGCGCTTACTGTGGCGCGGCAGCAACCGGTATGGATGCAATAGGGTTGCCAGCCTGTTGGGACCATCAGGGCGAGGCCGACGAGTACTTTGAGCAGCGCATGGACCGTTCGCCCCACGAGGATACTTACCTGCACTGCGACGAGCACGGTGATGCCTGGGCGCCTGGCTGTAAGCGTTGCGAGGCATGTTCACAGCACCACTACGGGATGCCAGTGAGCGACTTCCTCGCATCACCAGCTAGCGAGATAACAATCTTCACCATTGACAAACGGCAATGATTGTGTCACAATACAATCGATTGGAGGCGACAATGACAGAATTGACATGGCGCGGCAGACCACTTAAAGAGTTGTCGCGTGAGAACCTTATACGGGTAGTGACAGAGCAACATACTGTAGCAACACGTATGGCAGAGAGGGCATATACACGCCAGAAAGAGCGGGCGGCGGTGAGCGTTGACGGGAAAAGGGCAATGACTGATACGGGGTGGACATGGTACGGGGAAGCTGTAGAAGAAATGACCCGCGAAGAGCTCATAGCGGCATTGGCTAAATTGAATGAGATGTATTGCAATCTAATCACACAATGCCACGAGCAATACGGGCCACAGGGCAGCATAGCGAACAGAGCCATGACGATGTCGCGCCAGTTGCGAGAGTTGTTGGCTTGGTAGTCCCAGGGTACAATCGATTGGACACCCAACGTGATTTCATGGACACATCACAGCAACGAGGGCATTGCATGTACACATTCGGAGAAATCGTGGAACATCCGCATCCTGCGATACCAAATCTTTACACCTACATCGCGCCCATAGGTGTCAGGGGATTCTCGCTGTGTTACCGCATCCGGCGCCTAACAGGGGCTGATGGTGGGTCGCTAGATTTCGGCCTTGGCTGGGCATATTGGCTAAGAGGGGCATGGGAGTTAGACTGATGGAAAAGACAATTACTTTCTTGGGCGTAGAGAGCATCCAATACGTCTTCACGGAGGGTGAAGTCGCAGAAGCGCTGATGGAGAAGTACCAAATCAAGCATAGTTACGACTGCGAGTTTGCTTTTTATGAGCCGTTTGATGAAAAGCCTGCTCGTGCTGTACTGGTAATCAGATATACAAAGCCAGTAGAGGAGAAGATATGACCGAGTCTTTGCACAAAGAGTCTGAAGGCGCATATACGGGCTCAGTGCGAGCAACATGGGTATGGGTAGAAGTGCCAGAAGTGCCGCTTGAAGAGTATACCCGCGAGGAGCTTGAAGCCGCCATAGAAAAGTGCCGCGAGATGCCCGACTGGAGGCAGGCGCGGGCCGAAGCAAAGTGTTGGAAGACACACGCTGTCAAGCTGGCAGATGTATTGCGTCAATATAGTAATGCGAGTCCGGCCCTTACCTACTTCGATGAAGCACTAGCATGGTCTAACGGAGAGAAGACATGGCCAAGAACATAGATGACATGACACTTGAAGAACTTCGCAAGGCGGTGAAGGACAAGGTTACAGAGTACTTACGCCATGGGCACACAGACACCTCGGGGGACTGGTCTGCCACCCCCGCTGCTTATAAAGAGGCTATAGCCTTAGAGGAAGACAAGATAGTTGATGAATGCTTAGAAATAATAAGGAGACCCATCAGGAAGCCAGTGGCGCCTGTAACCGTGGTTACTAAACGCAGGAATGCTACACTTGTCTCCTGCCCCGTATGTGGACACCCATGCAGGCATGATAGGTTGCTGCCAATGAGTGTGTCAAACATGCTCTCGCGCCTCATCGCTTTCGCCGGGGAACACCAGGAGGAGACATGACCAGGAACACAGACGACACCCCGCATGAAGTGGCTGACTGGGAAGATGGGTTCCCCCCATGCAAGCATGATGACGTATGGGAGATTGGCTGCGAACGCTGCGAGGAGTGCGCGCAGTACTATTACGCGATGTCAGTAGCTGAACTCTTGGCGACGGAAGAGTGACAACGGAATTACACTCAAAATATGAGAAAATTCTCTGGGGGAGAAATATGAATTCAAAAATTCGCGACACATGCCGTGGGGCAAAATTGGAGGAGACAACATGCAAGTGATCCTGAACCCTGGCACAGGGCCAGTAACCAACGCCACAGAAGCCAACGCCACCGAAAACATCAAGCACTTCCTGGCCGACGTTGGTATACCCAATATCAATTGGATGCGGGCCCCTAAGATGGACTACGGCGAGGGCCGGTATGCTTTCCTGCTCTGGAAGGGCAACCAGTGCTCCGAGGTCCAGATGCCGGGGCTACCCCTGGAACGTGTCAGGTTCATGGAAAACGAGGGGCAAAACATCTTTGACTTCCCCCGGCTGTACGTGGACAACGGCTCGTGGATATGGTGTATTGCTATCGATTGTGTTTTTGCAGACGAGGACTGACTTGCGCGTAACAGTATACAAAGACAGCGACAGGTATCTGGCGCTGATAGCTGACGGCTGGTGGATGGCCTACGGTACGACGGCCAAGCAGGCACTCAAGAGGGTACTCAAGAGATACGAGCGGGAAATGAGACACAGGCTGACCAGGGAGGATATGCGATGGAATGGATTGCAGTTGAGCGTGGGTTTGTGAAAAACAAGCTGTACCTACTATGTGGGCGAAACTATTGGGGCGAAAACGTAATGGACTTTGGCTTCTGGAATGGCGACGAATGGGACTTGGCAACTAACAACTTTGAACCCCAGTTCTATGCCGTGATAGAATGGCCGCCAGAGTTGGAGGAGACTGATGGAGAAGCTAACTGAACTAAGAACTTACAGGGTTGATTTGGTCTGTGCACAGTGCGGGAAGGGCCGCATGATTCAAACAGGGGAGCTCCCCACCGACTACCCACCGCGGTTCCCACACCGATGCTCGACGTGTGGCTGTGAGAAGAGATTTGATCATATCTATCCTCGATATACAGAGAAGGACGTAGAGGTAAGTAACGTGGCCACCGCTGAGCAAGGAGGAGACTGATGGAAGACCTGATTGAAGCGCTACAGATATTCTTGAAATATAGAAACAAGAAGTTCCCCACGCATTGCGAACATGACATCCTGTACGTTTGCGGGATTGACCAAGCCGCGGTGTCAGGCGAGGATAAGTTTAGGCTTGCAGAGCTTGGTTTCCTTCTTGACCCCGAGGGCATAGGGTTCATGTCGTATCATTACGGCGCGTGCTAACGTTGCACACTTGAGGAGACGACGTGACCAATAACATAGACGACATAACGCGCGAGGAATTCGCTGAGGCATGGGCCGAGATGCCCTGGTGGTACAGGGAATATCTCTATTCAAAGGCAGTCTTTTCACTACTGCCATACTACTGCCTACCCGCGTGGCTGACACTGCTCGCGTTGCTGGCCATTGTAGCAGTTGCACACTTGAGGACTGGGATTTGACGCACCAACATAAGCGACAGGGAGATATGCCATGAAGAGATTCGTAGCCTTTCTTATTTTTTGCATTGCTTTGACATCGTGTGGCAACGCGTGCGACACTGATGAATATTTCACCACAGTAAGCCCGTTGCTCCAAGAGTGGGACGACATAGTTAGTATAGCACATAGAACGTCACGGATTGCCCTACCCAGTGTGCTTTCTAATCTACAAAGTATCAAGCGACGTACCGAGCGCCTCGAAATCCCAGGGTGCTTTGAAGATGCCCACTCGTTCCTGATAAAAGACATGCACTATACCATCGAGGGCTTTCTAGCATTCGCCGGGAGCGCAGACGACGCGACCATAAGTCAGAAGTTCGGCCTGGCCCAGACCAATGGCGAGACGTGGCTGCTAAGATTGACATCTGCAAAATGAACATAACGCACACTCTGTAATTTGACAAAATCGCGAATCTGTGGTATAATGCAAAAGTGCCAGAATTGGAAAAGGGCTTTCTTTCTGCAGAAGGCTCAATATAACAATCGTAGAATAACCCCTACGTGCGACGGCTCTCTTCCGACTCTGGCACACAGACAGGC